CCTAGAGGAAAAGCAGTATGGCTTTACAACGATAGGTCTAAAAACAATATAATAATACCGGAGTTGCAGAATTTTCTATATAGTGCTGATACATGGGCAACGGTTACCGCTACCGGTCAAAGTTCGACAAGTGTAGGCCGGTTATTTGACGGAGACTCTGAAACGCGATGCCAATGGAATCAAGGTGAAGAGGTTGAAATTAAAATAGATTTAGACGGGAAGGGGAGAATGACTAATTTAACTTATGGCTACGGGTATCTATATGTTACTATGTATTTTGGTTACGGGATAGTAGGTGATATGGATTTGACGATAGCCAGCGAAAATTCAGACGGAAGTACGAACCTAACGCAAACTATTACGGGTCAATTATTAGATGTTGGCGAAGTGTCTACTAATCAACTAGTATATCAGTTTCGTCTTAGCGGTGCGGGCACGATTTTCATGGAGACTATTTCCTTAAATTTCACGGCCAGAAACGGCAGCGAAACATGGATTTCAGAAATAAATTTTGCGCCAGAGCGGGCCAATCCTGGGGCACAATATCGCGAGGGTAAAGCGTCAGAATCTTGGGACGCTTTTACTTTTTTTAATAGTAGCAACATCGAAAAAATAAAAATAGACCCTACGGGAACGATGAAAATAGACGTAGGGGGCAAGGTAAGAGCTACCGAGTTTATTGGCGATGGATCAGGATTAACAGATGTCGACGCAGACCAACTAGATGGCTTAGCCCCAAGTCATTACGAAAAGCTAACCGAGGAACAGGTGGACGCCTTCGCAGACGATCCAGCAATAGGAAACGAATTGCCCTGGGGTAATCTATCCTCAGCCGCAGCGAATGATTATAGCGGCGACCTCGACGCGCTGGTGTTCGGAACCGTGATTTGTGACGGCTGCACGAATGCTCCGACCGGCGCGGTAGACGGCTGGGTTACAACCCTTCCAGTTGCAGATGGATCAAGCTCGAAGATGCAGACGTATAACGAAATAGGGACGGTACAAAACAGGTCGGTAAAGTTGGGGAAGTCGTGGACTAGGGCAACCGTTGGGGCTGACTTTTCCGGCTGGAATCAAAATTACAACGAGGCTTACCCTCAGCCTACCAATGATTTAACCGGGACTGCAGCGCCGTCGTTCGGTACTATTCCCGCGCACTCTATTGTTGAGGTTACGGTTCCTTTGGCCGGGGCAAGAATTGGCTACCCGGCAGTTCTAAGCCCAGTCGAGGGCGTAACAGCTGGCATAATCTATACAATACGCTCCGGGCAGTCGCAAGTAATTATAGGCGCTGCAAACGTGACAAGTAGCGCCATAACGCACGCAACAGTTCGCACCAACCTGCCGTGGCAAATCCGAATCCTAAAATAAACAAAACTATGAAATACTTAACCCTAATTCTACTCTTCGCCGTCAGCCTAACAGCCACCGCGCAAGACTACCCTGATTCCCTGAGCGCAGAAGTGATCACGGTAAATGACAGCACGTTCAAGGTGCAAACCTTTGTGATGTTTGAGGGGCCAAACGGAGAAAAAACATCGTCTACGATTACATCGGAATACCTAGACAGCACCGGAGTTGCTAGGTATATCTTACGTGCAGACTTGCGAGGTTTGCGATCAGGCCGCATTAGAGTAAGTGGCCGGAAACAGGTTGCAAAACTGGCCCGTGAATTTTTCATCACATCGAAGGCGGTAGGGGAAGTTTACCCTAATTTATTTCAATCGTTTACCGGCATTGACACGGACCGAATTGATATAGGGCTAGATGGTATCTACGTAGGTGATTGGGAGTTCCGCGAAACTGGCGACACTACTCGTACTGAATTTATAATCATACGCAGACCTAACGGACGTTTTGCGGCTGTTACTGAGGATAAGGGGACAAAGTGTTTCGCTTACAGCAAGGACGAAATAGGAATAAGAGACTTCGCCTACCTTGAGACAGGTATTTTGTCTTTTTATAGGATGCAAGAAGGACGCGACGTTTTTACAACCATCGACGGGAAGTACATAATTCGCAAACTGTACACTAGTAATCAATAATATTAATGAACTACCGAACCCGCAACATATCAACCGAACTAAAGCGCCACCCAACCAAGTTCCCGCCGTTCTTGAATCAGGCCAATTTGGTCAACGTAATGGTCCACAACAGCGGCGCAGAAAACGACATTTTCACCGATGCGGCATGGCACGTTGAGGGCAACGACTGGTGGGGCGTGGCTTACTACAAGTCTATTGATTATGATGGCACGGTTTACGTTTGCCGCAAGAGAACAGAACAGGGCTGGCACTGCCGGGGCGGTAGTATGAATTGGACAGCATTGCCCATTTGCCTACGTGGAAACATGGAGTTGCACCCGCCGACAAAAGACCAAGTTGATTCACTTGTAAATGAAATTATAAAGGAAAACTTTGAACTAGGGCGGCGGCTAAATATCGTTTGGCATAACGATTATGTAGCGACGCTTTGCCCTGGTAAGTTTATGCCCCGCGTTGAGATAATGCGGCGGGTTAATGAGTACTACACTTTGCCGCCCGATGCTGAACCGGACGAACCGGAACCAACCGAACCGGAACCAACCGAACCGGAGACGAACAAAGACACCTGGGCAATGGGTACAATCGCTTTAATCCTTAGTATAATCGCCTTACTCCTTGCCTTGTGAGTGCGTTATCCGACCCGGAGCCAATACCTAAAGGCTGCGCCGTTCCTGCCATCATTCTTATAATCATTGCCGCGCTCGCGGATTACCTATCCTAATAATGAAAAAAGATATTCAACTTGACCCGTACAGCATCGAACTTGTAGCCCTTGAGGGTGGGCAGGTAGTAGATTGGGGCAACGCCTATTTGAAGGCCGAAGACTTTTACCGCGCTTCGCGTGGCGAAGGTGCCGTGATATTCATCATTGACACCGCCGGGCAATTCACCGACCACCCCGACCTGCGCCCTAATTGCTTACCAGAGTACGACCGCAACATTACGAACAGCCCGCCGCCGGACGCGCACGGGCACGGTACGCACTGCGCAGGAATCAGCGCGGCGGCTGATAACAATATCGGCGTGATCGGCATTGCACCAGGCGCAAAGCTGGTTGCGTTGAAGGCGCTGAACGACACGGGCGGCGGTTCGTTTAATTGGGTTGCTGATCAGGTCCGATACGCTGCGGATATTCCCGAATCCGGCCCGATCAAAAACAAGAAGCGAATTATTAGTATGTCGCTTGGCGGCCCGGCTGGTATGGCCACGCCGCCGGTTCTAAAGTCTGCTATTGATTACGCGATAGAAAAGGGCGCGTTCATCTTTGCCGCCGCCGGAAACAGCGGGGCCGGTGACGGATCAAAAAGCACGGTAGGGGCACCAGGCCGCTACGGTCCCGTTATCGCCGTGGCCAGCACTGACCGGCCAGGTACGTCCCGCTCTGGATTTTCCAGCGTTGGCAACGAAGTAGATATTGCCGCGCCGGGCGGTCAGATATATTCTACACACAGGGGCGGCGGCTACGCTCGGTTATCCGGGACATCAATGGCGTGCCCACAAATGGCCGGGGTTGCGGCGTTGTTGCTCAGCGCCTACCCTGAAATTGTAACCCAAGCGCAACTTACCGCGTTCTTGGCCGCGAACATTACCGATATACTCAGCCCTGGTATTGACCGGGAAACAGGAATGGGCACGCCGGTACTTACCGAATACCTTGATTTGCAGCCGGGCGAACCAGACGAACCGGACGAGCCGGACACGCCGGACGATCCGGTTGACGATCCAGTTGACGAAGAGCCAGAGCAGCCAGCCGAACCCGTAATACCCCGCCGCCCCAACGTGGCCACAACCCTGTTCCCGTCAACCGGCCAATCCTACGTTTTGCAGTGGCGGGCGAATGATGAACGCGCCCTTAAAAACCTGATTGTTTCCGCGCTTGATGTTCGCGTAACTGGCGACGTCAGCACTGAGTACTTGGCAACGATTGTACGCGCCTACGTAGCCGACTGGTTCGGTAGCCGCGTCATGGTCATCCGCGAAAAGGAGGACGTGCGGGACGCGCTGGTGTGGTGCGCCGCTTTCTTACAATTCAACGCTGACGATGACCGCGCAAAAGAACTGTTCGGCATACGCATGGACCTGGTTGTTGACCGAATTGTTACGCATACCGATGACGGCGTTCCGGTCAGCGTTGAACGTTCCGAAATCGCCGCCCGCGTCAAGGATTTGGAGCAGCGCCCCGCTGCCGCCGCCGCCCTTCACTACGCCTAAACCCGCACCATGTCTTTATTCCAACTTCAAAATCCAATTCCTAACGAGACGCCCGACCCGCAAGACCTGGCACATTGGATTCGGGAACACAAAGCCATTCCGTATTTCGGAACGTGGGAGCGGTCCAGTCATTTATTCCTGCGCCTATTGCGGGACTTATGTGAACTTAGCCCTACCTATCAAACCGTATTGGAAGCGCGGCAAGCCTATACGTTTGGGCTGAACCTGAACGTTGTGGCGCGGACCTATCCGGGCCTTGATATTGAGGCCGTGCCCGCGCCTATCTCCCAACAAATTGAATACTGCAAGGAGCTGTCCGGCTACGGCCTGACGGTTACGGACATTAACACGCTGAGCAAAGAAGCGGACGGCCACCTTACCGAATCAGGCAACGGGTACCTACGTGTTACCCGCGCCCGCGCTGGTGGGGCCGTGCGGTACGGGTTCGAAGTGCTCGACTACCTGGATACGATGTACGTATTCAGCGATGACCCGTTGGACGAATTCGTACTAAACTCTAAGTTCCTGTTCGACACAGCAAAGCTGGACAAGTACCCGCCCGACCTGTACCGGGTAACGCCCGCCGGTCAGCCGTTGCGGTTCATGGAAATGCCGGACGGCACGGAAGCAACTGTTATCCACATGAAGGCCAAAAAGCGCAGCGGCGGCGGCGACTACTACGGCCGCACCCGCCTTATTGCGTTTCTTACCTGGTTGTACGTTGATTTTCAGCACGGTAACCACATCAGCAAGGTAAGCGCGGCTGAGTTCGTAACAAAGAAGTTGCTGGCCATCGAAGGCGAAGACCCGAACGCGATAGGCGACCAGTTGGGGGACGACGGAAAGGCGGTGGACACGTTCACACAAAACCTGCGCACTATTCAGGAGGTGACAACAAGCGTAGCCACGAAGGGCAACGCGATGGGGCCAAAGAAAACCAAGCCAGCATCGGACTACTTGAGTACCCATTCGGCGGCAAACCCCCCACCGAAATAGACCTGGAAGTAAACCGGGACGTTGCTTACCTGCAATACCAGGGCGATAAGGCCGAAGATAAGGTGGCGGCGGCGCTGGGCTGGGACACTATACTTACCAGTTTGCGCAAGGCAACCGCAACGTTAGGCGGTAACCTGCTGATTGATACGTTTGTGCTGAAAAACACGGAAACGGTCGAGCCTAAACAGAACTATTTTGAGGCAATTTGGAACGGCGTAATTGGCGAAATAATGGAAACGGAAGGGGCACCGCCCGCCCTTCGTGCAATGGGCATCCAATTCCCCAACGAGATTACCAAGAAGCTGGAACAGTTGCGGCCCGATCCGGCCCAGGCTGCGCCCGGTATCATTCCCGAACCACAAAATGAACCACAAAATGCGTAAAGGACTACTCACCCCGGCCGATATAATCAGGTACACCCCGGTAAAATTGGACTTCAACCCATGCACGTTCCGCGAACTGTACGCAATAGAATACGCTGAGGCGGTCCGGTGCATTGGCGCAACGCTCTGGAACGCGATGGTGGCCAACCTGGTGGACTATTCCTCAGCACGCCCGTACGTAACAAAATCCTACGCGGTGGGGGATGCGGTGGTTTGGCGTGGCGGTTACCGCGTGGCCCTGGTCGAAACAACGCAAGCGCCTGACTATGCGTTAGCATGGGGGGACGCGCCGCGCTTTGGTTCTGCAACTTATGAGGATTTGTTTTGCTCTTTTTTAGGTCCGTACCTGGCCTATGTTGCCCTTAGCCAGCGGTTGCCCTACATTCTTACCCAGGTCACAGATCAGGGCATGAATTACGGAGGGCGCAGGTACAACGCGCAAGACGTTGACAGAATCAAGTCAATTGAACGCGCCGTGTTCCGGGACCGCGAACGGGCCTGGCAAGTACTTGAGAACTTCATGTTGAGCGATGAAAACCGGGAGGATGAAGAGTTGTCCGGGTGGAAGCTATACGTAGACGAGGCAATAACGCCGTGCAATTGCAACCTAAATACCTGCCATGAATGCAAAGACAGACGACCCAACAACGTCGGCCGCTACCGATTCGGATAGTTTAGCTGAGCGGCTAGTAGGAATGTACGTTGCCGCAGGCGGTGAACTGGTCAGCCCTGAACAGGCCAGCGAAAGAATGAACGTGTGTAATGCGTGCCCGCATTTGGGAAAAGTGACCGCGCCCGGCGTGATCGGTGGGGTGAAAGGCTGCACCCGTTGCGGCTGTTTCCTATCCGTCAAAACCCGGACGCTCCGGTACTTTAGCCCCATCAAATTACGAATAGTCAAGGCCGTCTGTCCGCTGGGCAAATGGGAAATAACAGATAAAACATTCTACTAATGTCATTCGACGCCAACAAAATCGGCCTTTTTCGGGCCAACCCATCAGCGAATAAAGAAAACGCCCTGAAACTCAAGCCGGTCACCGGCACCGGAACGCCCCGCGTTGATTCCGGCGACATTGACGTGAGTTCTTCCGTCAGTATTGAGGGCATCCGCTACACTGGAAAGGATGGCGTCAGTACGTTTTTGCCGTTTTCCAACGAAGACCAGTTGACGCAGGCCCGCGTTCCGTACGCGATCAGCGCACAATCCACGCCGCTGGTTATCCAGACCGCCATTCACGACATTATCGCTCTTCACGAAATCGACAGCATCGTAAGCGTAACGAAGGCGTCCGATACGCTTACCGTGATGCATACCGGCTCCGGCACGGTTACGGACGTGCTTGTTGATGGCGTAGACGTAGACCTTAGCCGCACCAACATTTCCACCGTTGGTATCACGGCGACAGCAACAAAGGCCAAGGCCAAAAAGTAAATCTATTTTGGGGTTAACGGGTGCGGTCTGGTAATACCCAGGCCCGCCCTAAGCCCTCAAATCCAAACCCCTAAAGAGTTATGTTAAAAGAGACAAAAGAGTTCGTATCCTTGCTATCTAGTGGCATCGCTGCGACCTACAAAAGCCTTTCGGACGGCAAATTGACCCTTACAGACATCGGCAATTACATCAACGTTTTTCTGCGTGGTGAGCAAGGCATTCAGGGCGTTAGTGAAATCACTTCCGAACTGGCCGACGCTACGCCGGACGGCAAGCAGGGGGTCGTTGATGACGTTACCGCTGAGTTGCTTGGCGACGTTCCGGTTGACGACGCCGCCGACATTGCCGCCCTGATCGGTGGCATACAGGGCGCGGTCAGTATGGCCGCACGCAAGACGAAAAAAAGCACCTTGACCAAAGTAGCAGCAGCCCTGAATAACGGGCCTATTGCTGCATCGGGTGACGGTTGGACGGCTGAACAACTGGCCGAACTGATCGACTAAAGGCTACTTTTTAGCGCAAAAGATAAAGGGGCTGGGCGTTTGCTCAGTCCCTTTTTTGGTATGAAAAAAAAGCGATGAAACAGAACGTTATATTGGAATTGTGCGCAGCGTTGGAAATGGACCCGCACGGCGTTTTTACCGGTCTGATCGGGGCGGCGCTTTCTTTGTTTGTTGTGAACGGTAACAGTTTTACGTTGCGGCGGGCCGGGTTGACAGTGGTTGCAGGATTAGGAGTTTGTGGGTATTCTATTCAGTACTTAGACACGGTTACCGAGTTGCGGGCCGTGGCGTTGATGGCGAACATCGCGGTATCTTATTTATTAGTTGACGTTTTGAACAGCGTAAAAACGAAGGCACCTACCCTTACGAACTTGATAATTGACGCTTTTACAATTTTCGCTAAACGGTTCTTTCCCGACTCTGACCAGGGTAAGAGTTAAACAATACGATGAAATGAGTTTTGAAATCTTAACGCAAATAATCAGCGCGGGCATAATTTCCGCAACGTTCTATATTTTGGCGTCGGCCCTAAAGGATTCGAACCTGAAACAAGAACACCCTTTTTTGTCCGGTAGGATAATGAAGATTGCACTATCTGGTATCTTGATTAGCCAGTTTGGTTTCTTGCTGCTGCCGAACAGCGCAGAACTATTCTGGGTATTATTCAATACGTCGGTGATGGTTATCGCCCTGGTGATGACCAGCCGATACCGGAAAACGTACGTTAACTTTCCGGTCGAAATGGCTGACAATTCCAAGTTCATCAGCTTGCCGTCAGATCATTACCTTGAGGCTGAACCGGGCGTATTCCTGCGCAACTACGACTACGAAAGCCCGGCGTTGGTCCCGGACGAACACCGCCTAATTGAGATCACAAAAAGGCACGGTAAGGATAAATTTATTGCCATATTTTTCAAGGTTAAAAAAAAGCAAAGTTCCCCGACCATTTCCACAAAGGGCTTGAGTTCACCTATCTTACCAAAGGGCGGGCGCGTATGCTGCGCGGGAACGGAACAGTCAACGAAGGCGGGCGCATTGAGATGAAGCCAGGCGTAGTTCACTTTTTCGATGCCCTGGAATATTGCGAAGGGGTCAGCTTTATTCAGCGCGAACAAAAAAGCCCTGCGCCGGATTAGGGCTAAGTTCCTGCACTGTTGTTCGGGTTTCATACGTTTCATTCTGTGCGGTTGCCCGCAGGTTATATAATAGTATTGCTACGTGTACCGGCTCGCCACAATGAAGTCAAACAGTGCTTTCTCACATTTGTCCAAAAAAGGCTTTGCCCTTCTTCTCCTCCCTCGTCTGTCCCTATGTAGTCAACAAAGGCTCTCCCCCTCTCGAACGAGATACATAAGTACATCTCGTGGCAATATTCGTCATTCTCATCGTCTTGGATAGGCTTCAACCTTATTTTCTCGGTACGGCTATCGAAGTAAATGGTTTGGGGAAATGATATTTCGTTCATCTCTTATTCTGTTTTGTGCGGTTGCCCGCCGGTTTAAAACGATGTGCATTCCTCGCACATTCCACCAAACATTTTTAGTTCATCGGCAGTAGTTGCCCTTAGGCACTCCGGGCACTCCGGGCACTCCGGGCTTTTCTCGCGGAATGCTTCACGAATTACAGGATTCACTTTTCTGCTTTCATGTCGCGTCCTTCTCTGCTCTGCTAAAAGGTCATCCATTGAATACCCGCTTTCGTTCATTATCTGCTGGGCCAGCCCTGGCTGGTCGGCCGAAATTATGAGGAATTGGCAGCTATAAATTATACCTGAAATCATTCTTGTTATTGTTATTTGTGCGGTTGCCCGCAGGTTTAAAAACGGCCCGACCCGTTCGGAATGAAGAGGATTTTTACTTAGGGAATATGCCCCGGCCCATCAGCCGGTAATAGGCCGAAGCCCGCCACAACGACTCAGGCTTTGCGATGGACTCGCGGTAGTACACTACTCCCGCAGCGCCGACCAGAACCGAGTCCCGCGTTTTGCGAAACCATATCCGTAAGTCCTTAGTCTGGTACTCAAAAGTAACTTCTTGGTGCTGCCTTACGATGAAGGTATCTACCGTGCCCTGATAAACAGGGCTATACTGAGCAAAGCCCAGCGCGGGGAACATGACCAAGATAATAATCAACTTCATTATTTTATGTTTTGGGTTTGGTTTAAAGCGGCCCCGCTATCTCAAGGCGGGGCCGGACTAAAAACCATACTATTATGAAAAAAACCTCGATGCCGGGAACGGACTCGAACCGTTCATGTCGTCCCGCTCAGTTGTACACCTGAGCGGTGCGGTGTAATAGCCGTTATACGACCGGCCTTTTTCTTATGCGGCCTGCACTAGTACGCGGCCCTGGCTAACCCTTTGAAGGCTGGTATTGTCCACGTTGGTTGCACCCTTGAAACGGGCGTGGAACGCGGCGTACGCGTCGGCTAGGGTAGGCGCGTAGACCTGAGCAGTTCGGGTTGTGGTAAGCCATTGCCAGGCATTGAGTGCGTGATCAGTGTACTTGAAATGGTACATATTGTACAACCCCAAATAGAACTCAACCTCACCCGCTGCGGCGTTGTCCAATAGTTCGGCGGTGGTCATCGTCACCGTGTCTTCTTCCCCCTCAATTTCCCAGGTGCCGGCCTGAGTATCAAAGTCGAATACAACGCCTTCGATGCATTCGGCTGGGAATGGGTAACGCATCATTGACCCGCCGACAAACTCAGCAAATAAGTAATGCCCTTCGGCGTATATGCCTTCCAATTCTAGAGTTAGGCAGGTTGGAGTAGGTTGTATCATTTGTATTGATTTGGTGACACCACAAATATAGCTCCGTCATAACCATATTACCAAATATATGGTAATACAATTACCGCACATTAAATAAAACCCCCGCCGGACTAATCCAGCGGGGGTAATGCTCAACACGCGCAACGTGTGTCACCAAATCGGGCGTGGAGTCTTAGTTTTTAATCGTCAACCGTTTCCCAGTAAACCGGCGGGGCCGGTATCGCGTAGCCTAAACAGTAATCCGTTACGCTCACCACATCCCTAACGAACCGCTGAAACTGCTGATCAGTAAGCCTGGCCGTGCTGTTCTTCTTGCCCGCCACCGGATCAGGATATAGTGGCCCGTCCCGTAGCTCCTCGTGTACGATCTTCCGGTTGTGGTCCGATACCGCCACATCATTCCCCGCATCGTTCAGCGCGTGGAGTAGATGACTTAAGACGGTGCCGTGATAGTACCGATTGAACGGCCCCGAACGTTTCCGGGGTAGCGGTTCGGTCGTTATTAGTATCGGGCCGTCCGGTATTTGCGCCAATACCTCAGCCAGGTATTGAGCGCGGGGCGTGTCCGAATGGATTTTACCGTTGCGAATGTATGCGGTATGGTGGGGCATTATTGCTTTATAAAATTTGATAAATCAACCCAAACCCGCCCCGCTTGAGCGTTGAATAGGTCGTCCCGTTCTTTAACTGCATCTAACAGCCGCGCCTTGTGCTGGTCAATAAAAGCGTCGTCCCTTGGTACTACCCACCACCCTATCCGTGCGGCTTGCTCTGTGCGGCGACTGTCCCGCGTGAAGTAGATGCCGAACGGGGCATCTAGGACCATTATTTGGTGTTGAACCTGGCACCAGTACGAATGTGCGTATTTCAGCAGGTCCGCGCCGTCCTGCATTGTCATGTACCGGGCGTGAATGGCCCGGCTGTGGGGGTTCTTTTGCTCAATCGGGATGCGCTGCCCTTCCGTGTTGGTTGCGATGCCGTCAGGGGTGCAGCCGATTTGATCCGACCAACTGGCCGCAATCCATTCCTGATCTTCGCCGTGATGGGTTACCGCAAGGCCGCTGCGCTCTATAAACTCAAGCATTCCCGGCCCTTCCTGCTCGCTGCCCCACTTGACGGAAGCGCCACCGAGTTCAGAAGACATTGCCCCGTCAATCTCTGCCGCCTTTTCCGCAAGATAACCCCGGCTGGTTGCGTTGTCGGCCAGTTGCAACGTTGAAGTCCACAACTTACCGGCTGAACTGGCACCGAATTTGCCCCGCTTGGCTTCGAGCCAAGCGGCGCGGCGCTGTTCCTTGTCGCCCTCAATGACCAACCCCGGAAAACGTTCCCGGAGTTGGTCAGGCGTGATTGTTCCAAAACTACTCAGCATCAGTTCCGGCGTTGTCTTCGGTGAACATAGAAACGTCGAACTTCTTGGTGCGGCCGCTCTTGCCCAGGTATGTGACCTGAACGGCGGTGCCTTCCGGCAGGATGCAAAGCGCGTCAACGGCCGTTACACCGGCCATCACCCGGACGCCCGAACTGGAGTACACCTGTGCCAGCTTGAGCACGCCTTGTGATCCGTCGTCAAACGTCTTAGGCACCTCCTTGGTGCCGAGGTAGACGCCCCGGATAAATTCGCCCTGGGCCTCAGCTTCCCAATACACACTGGAAACGGAAACGGCATCGTCGAACGCCATTGCGTCGATCTTTTTCAGACGGGCCTGCATTGCCTCGAAAGACATCGCCGAAACGGTCATCTTAGGAACCGAGATGCCGGTATCTGTTCCGTGCTGGTTGGTAATAGTATTCTTACTCATAATATAAAAAATTGCGCCCTTACCTTTAGGGCTTTGGTTAAAAAAATGCCGGGCGTCGTCTATTTTGGGTTGCGCCGCCCGGCTCCGGGGTAGTGATAGCTGCGCCGGGGTTAGTCTTATAGTGCTTCCACGCGGCTGATTGCCGTGGAAACGATGGCCGCAAGGTCGTTGCGGAAGTCGTTAAGTATTTCGGTTGCGTCTACTGAATTGAGGGAAGGGTCACCGCCGCAGCTAAGGCCGGCAAGGAATGCCCTCAGCTTCGCCTTATCGGGGGCGGCGTTGGCTTTACGCTCCTGTTCAGCTTTGGCCTTTGCCAGTGCTGCAACCTTGGCGTCCTGCTCAGCCTGCGCCCGTTTTGCCGCGGCCAATTCATTAGCGATTTTTCGCCGTGCAATTTCGGCGGCTTCACGCTCAATACGTGCAGCGTCAGCAGCGGCCTTTTGCTCAGCGGCGACCAGATCACGTTCCACTTTTAGCGCAGCTTCGCGGGCTTGAGCCTCGGAACGTAACCGTTCGTTCTCAGCCCTCATTTTGCGCTGGTCTTCCGCTTGGCGCAATACCTCAGCCTCGTGCTTCTTCTTTGCTTCTTCTTTGTGCTTGAGTTGGTCGGCCCGTTGCTGCTTCGCGCTCGCAAGAACAGCGTCAAAAGCAATCTGGGACATTGCGCCGAAGTCGTCACCGTACCCCACGAACTCGCGAAGGTCGTTTACTAGCAATTCACGTTCTGCCCGCAGCGCGTCAACCCGCTTCTGTTCCGCGATCTTAGCGAAATCCTCTTGGGATTGTAAGTGGTCTTCAATCGGCTTGATTTTGTACTCAAGGAAATTGTACACCCCTTGAACGGCCTTACCGTAGCGCAACGATTCGGCCTTTAGTTCTTTGCGCGTTTTGTCCGCTTCGGTGCGGATTTTGCGCAATGCCAACCGCGCTTCGCGGGCTTGCTTTATTTCGTCTTTTTGGTCTGCGCCTGTGACAACTAAGGTTTTGGCCTTAGCCATCCATTCGCTTGCTTGGGCGTCGAACGCCGCGAATTTTTCTAAGATTGCGGCATTGCTGTTCTGGTCAAGGCCAGCATCAGACAGCACGGTAGTTAGTTGGGTACTCATATCTAAGTATTGGGGGTGATTGATTCGGTGACGCCACAAATATAACGCCACCATAACCATATTACCAAATATATAGTAATATAATTACCACACCTTACGACTAACCCCAAAAGCCCACCGTCTACCCTACCCAAAACAACCACATCACAACCGAGACAACCACGCCCCACCGGAGCAACTGCCACCGGAGCCAGTACCCTATTATAAGGTTGCGCGCTGCGGTGCGTTGCATGGCGCTCAGCGCGAACGTTTCCGTTTTGCCGCTTTCCGGTTTGTTCTCGAACTGCTTACGTCGCTTTTCAGCGTCAACGCTGATTCCTATCTTGACAACGCCTTGGCCGAATTGGTGCCAGGGTATTGTTCTTACGTCGCTGTACCGGTCGGAGGCGAACAGCTTATGCAATCGCCGTTCGTGCCAGCCCGCGAACGGTAGCCGCACGGCGATGACCTTATGAGCCTTTACCGTGCTGCGGCGTTTCCTGATTCGGAACAGGTATAGTTGTCGGTAATCTAGTGTCATCAGTTAGTCTATTAGCAGCTTTTTATACGACACGTTGACGGCTTTACCGGACTTCTTTACCGTCTTTTTTACAACCTCAGTACCTGGCCGAACCTTGAAGCCCAGCCCACGCAACTGATCACGTGCCGCGTTGAACTTGATCCGTGCCGAATCCGTGCCGGCCGGTGTTTTGGCGGTTTCGATGCGGTCGTAAGTTGTGCGGCACAGCTTGACGAGTAGGGCAATCTCGCGGGTACTCATTTCGATTACACCCGAATCCGTGTCATCCTGAGACTCGCGTGGCACGCGGGTTTCAGGGGTTTTCTCTGTCCGTGTCGGCACGGGTTCGTAATCCGTGCCGTCCGTGTCGGCACGGATTCGGCACGGATGGCACGGATGCGTCAACCTGTGCCAGTACGAACTTATCCGAACCCATGCGATCAAGTTTAGCGCCTAACCAGGCGTTGAGTTGCTTGACCTTCCGCACGGCTACTTTTGGGATGCCTTCACCCGGTTCTTCATCGTCCAATTTTTCGCCCGTCTCTAAGCAAGCTAGGACCAGTAAGCGCGACGTATAAATAAATATGCAAAGCACAAAACACGAAGCGGCAAACAGCATCCAATTGCGCCGCCCCTTAGTGTTCAAAAAGTCAACGCGGCGGGCGGCGACCAATCCGGTAGTCATCGCCGCTACCGTGTCCCGCGATGCTGAGCGGGTGCCCACGTAGCTGGTCAGTTGGGATTGTAGGGTGGGGGCTTCGGAGGATGCCTTTGTAGCCTCTATATGCTTATCTCCCTTACTTGTTGCTCTTCGGATTGCAGGGCGTAGCTGCGACGCGGCCCAGCCGTTCCCTTTGTGCAGTAATTCCCGCATGGCCTGTCCCTTGCTGGCCTCTGCCTGTCCTATCCAAGACGCCCTTTGCCGCGTGGCGTCAAGAACGTTCTGTGCATCCCGCGCCCGCGCCCTTTCCAACTGATCTCGCAACAGGTCAACGTCACGGTCATAGCTAGTTGTGACGCTCTTCGATTGCGCCATCTCGTCTGTGCTGTCCTGTTCAGTCGTCACCGCTTCGGCAACGTCCATATTAATCAGCAGCGAAAGCGACAATGTAACGACAATGAGTATTGCGGTAACAGTAACGCTGGCCTTGCCTGTCCTGCGCAGGTTTTGCGTCAGTTCGGCGCGTTCCTCCTTACTTGTTAGCCGGTAAGCCCAGGCAAAGAGAATGAACTTCCTAAGCGGGTTCTCAACAGCCCGGAACCAAACGAGCGAACCGGCCCAGCCAACGGTATAGGCGATCCAGGGGGTGAGCGATTCGCCTATGGTGCCAATCGCTAAGTACATGATGGCCAGGCCGGAACCCAACGCTAAGAATAGATGCGAACCGATAAAGGCAGCGCGGGCGGTTGTGGAAATGATGGGTAAGGAACCATTCAGTTGGTCCGATAGGGTTAATTTGCTCATAAGATGGTAAATGTGATGGTGCTGTTATTTTTAGCCTCAATTCGTGCGGTTGCCAGGGCTATTTGTTCCGGGGTTACATTATCCATATCCTCCTGCCCTAGTCGGCAGTGCTTAACATCAGGGTATAGTACTACGGTAGGCCATTCGGCCCGCTCTGGATCGTGGCACGGTAGTTCCGGGCAAGGGGGTAGGGGACTAATGGGGCGCGGCAATAGTGCATTGCTTCGCTTGCGCCCTAAGTGCCAAAAGACAGCAACGACGCAAAGCGCAGGAACGCCAAACACAAAGGCGCAAATTATTAGGAAACCGTATAGGGGTTGCATATTCGCCAAAGTTGGCGGCGCAGCTATCAAGGGCAAATCTAATATAATTACCTTAATATTGGTAATTGCTCACTACATTTGTGGTAAATCAGCTAGTTATGAATACTAAAAGCGTGGAAATCACAACACTGTTAGAAAAAATGAAGGTTCCTCTGTCTCAGGACTGGGAGGACCAAAAGAACCTGGGGCAGAGGGTGTACTCGATCAGCTTCGAAAAATTACAGGGAGATATAAATGCTCTATACCCGGCTGAGGTGCCAAAATCGTTTTTTAAGGCGGTATATATCGGCAACCGCATCAATGCTGATGCGTCCGACCCGTCTGAAAGGTCAATATCGATTGACAGATTAAAGACGGTTATCCGTTTTTTTTACGAAGACTTGGCCCAGCCGCACGGATGGCCCAAAACCACCGAGTTTGTGAAAGAATTTTCGGGCGGGAAATACTTTGACCTGGTAAAAAACTACGCTGAACAGAGCGGACAAGACAAAATAAACAGAGCATTTACAAGCGGCCAGGCATTGCAGGCCGGGGCCACAATAGAAGCCCCTTATCATATCCAGCTTATACAAATGGCACACAAAGCAAAAAAAGAGTGGGAACAACGGCAGCGCGAAATGAACCGCCTGAAAGAAAATAACGAGGATATGCAGGACGCCTTAAAGAGGGCGAAAGCAGCCGGGGAAAAGGTGAGAGATCAAATTTCACGGCTGGAAGGGATTCTGAGCGTCAGGGGCGGGGACCAGAGTGTTATTAAGTCAGCTTTATCAGATATAAAACAAAACATGGGTTAACCAATTACTTGTTTGTTACCGTTTTTAAGTTAACTTGCCGTTCCTAAATATAGGACGCGAACCCATTAAAATAACGCACATAATGTTACACGAAGCAAATGCACTATGCGGATTGACCACCGCTGATCTTGACTTAGCGACCATTTTGGTTGATATAAAAAGGCTTGAGTCTGTCACCATTGAGTTAGACGCCTTAATTGCATCCGCTTTAAAATTACCTTTATTGTAAATAACTTACCATTCGGTTGGTAATATGGTTATTCATAACGTAACTTGCACACAATCCGGGTGGCCCTGGTTTGTGTGTTGTTTGCAGTAGTATATAAGAGTAAGATTATTTGGCCCCGCGCCAATATGAATTTGGGCTGAGTTAGCCGCTCGTTTTGTAGCCCCTCTTTATTCTACTGCAACCTTACCGCACAACGCCGCCCGGTTCTTAACTGAACCGAGGCGGCGTTTTTTGTTGCCGCCCACCATCATTCTAATATTAACCACTTCGCTGCCTTTGGGCGGCGGTTCAATTCTATGCCTTATGAAAAAGCAATTTTATAGCCCAGGAGACTTAGTGGTCTTCAACGACAATGCAACTCCGGCCCGAATCCTAGAGATGGGGCGCGACCAGTGCGGGTTTGTGAACTTTAGCGTGATCGTCCGGCGTGGTGGGGAACGCACCGTGCACTACGGAATTAGCCCTGATATGGTGCAGCCGCTTACGTTGGCGGCAATCGCCAACCTAATAGGCGGGCCGTCGAACGTGGACGTGCTGGTTGATGGTTGCGGCCACGACTACACGGCAACGGTGCTTTGTGATCAGCCGGAAATTATTGCAGCATGAAACAGCACCACTTAAATCAGCGAATTACGGACTTAGCCATTGTCAGGCGTAAGGCTTTGCGGTACGCGCAAAGCGAGGCAATGGGGTCAAGCGACTACCGGCACGCGATGCAGTCCTATAAGGCTGTGACGGATAAGATGGTGACGTATGCCACCTACCACACCCTTCGGGCACAATACACCGGCCTACAATACCAGTTCGGCAACGCTTGCCGCACCAACCAGCCCACTAAATCTATACGTGCCGCGCTTGCCGATGTGTGGGTTGAGCTCGAACCCATCGCGGCCAGAGTGAAGCAGTTGGAAGCGAACCGCAAAATTATCGTACAATGAAGGCATACAACATACTGAGCCAGGACGCCTTTTGGCGCGTCAACAAGAACGTTACCAAGGTAATCGGAGACGCTAGGGGTTCTATGCTGCTTTCTTATTTGGTGGACAAGCAACGCTACCACGCCAACACCAACAGCCTGATTAATAGCGAAGGTGAGGAATGGTTCTATGCTACTACCGAGACGGTACAGGACGAATTGTGCCTAACCTACCGTCAGCAGAAAACACTGATAAAGCGACTGGTTGAGGTTGGGGCAATTGCGACTAAGGTGATGGGGTTGCCGGCCAAAACCCACTACTCGCTTGATGACAACAGGATTTGCGAAATGGTTAATACTAGTATTGACAAAAACGCAGAACTGTACTTTACGAAAGCGCAGAACAATATCAAGAACAAAGTAAGTAAGAACAAACTGGTAGGTAAGGTAGGTAGCGAAACCCTGCAACCCTTAATCGACAAAAAGCCGTTAACGGCTGAACAGATAGACGCCGCTTTGCCTAACAGCGTCTCTGTAAAAAAAGAAAAAGGTTCCGCAAAAAAAGAAAAAGACGGCCCGGTAACTATTGAAACCGCCCGCCGCCGTGATGCTGCAATTCGTGAAATGCGCGGCGCGGCCCCAACTGCTACCGATGAAGCCAGGACCGCACCGGCCCCGCTCACCATCGAACAGACCACCGCCGCAATAATGGCCGAAATCGAAACCACGGAAGGGCAACGTAAGCTAAAGTTTGCAGCCGGGCGCGGAGGCGTCAACCCGATGCCTAAGAACCTACTGGCCGCCGTTGCCCGATATGCTGAGCACCGCGCTGAGCAAGGCCGGGAAATCCACACCGACCCTATTTATAAGCTAGGCGGCTACCTGCGCAGCCAGGCCAGCAACGAAGCCAAACAGATTGAAAACAAAACCTACTATTCTAAAAAACCTACAAATGCAAAATTCCAACCCAACGACAACCCAGCCACCTACGACTACGACAACCTCCCCGCCTTCAACTAATCCGTTCCTGACCCAACCTCCCGGACCGCTCAAGCAGAATTTTATTGCCAACGGCGGCACGGATCAGGAAAAGGAATGGCTGGCCGAATACCTGCGGTCAGTAATGACGCCGGAAGATTTAGACGCTGAGCGTCGCAAAGCGGAATACGGGGCCAGCCTGAACGTGAAGAGCGACGGGCCAAGCGAAGACGACCGGCTTACCGTTGCGGGGGCGCGATTGTTCCGCACTATGATGCGGGGCCGCGCCGGTAGCCGCGCCACATCGTCACCGGCTGAGTTGTACCGTGCTAGTCGGTCGCTGCTGTGGACATCCTATAAAATACAGGTAATGAATGAGACGGGCGCGGCCCCCGTTGTGCCGCGTGGCGGTCAGTTGGCCACGGCGTTGGCTCAGGTTGCGCACTGGCTAGTTGGCTTAGATGAATGGCAAGGTGATCCGGGCGGCAAGTGTATTAGCCCGCTTAAGTCTCTTTACCTGTTCGGCGGGGTTGGCACCGGCAAGTCAACCCTAGCAATCGCTGCGCACTATGCCAGCCGACAACTAGCAGGTGAGTACAAAACCGGAATGTCTTTTGGTCTAACCGGTATGGATCAGTTGATTACTAAGGTGTACGCCGAAAGCACGTTGGAGCCAGTGCAGGAACTCAGCCACGGGAATGTAGTACTTGACGAATTAAGACTTAAGCACGTAGGGTATAAGCACTTTGGCAATGATGTGACAATAGTTGCTGACATTCTGCTGAACCGGCACCACGTATGGAAACAAGAAGGGCGGCATACAATCATTACTACCAACGTGCCGCCGCAAACCGGCAACGCTGACAACCCCGGACTGGTCGAGGCGATGGAAGACGAACGGATAACAGACCGACTATTCCAGCAGTACCATATCATCAAGATGACCGGCGAATCATTCCGAAAACTATGACCCAAATACCAACCAACTGGAAACGCCTAATGGTTTTTAAAATCAAACAAAATCAACCCAAGATGAACCAAAAGCAAAAAATGAACTGAACCACAAAACCCTAGTAGCGATGCGGAACCGCGCCGCGCTGAGCCTTGAGGATGTGGCCAGCCTGGTTGACCACAACCAAACGGAAGTACGTAGTTCTCTTAATCAGTTATGCCGGGACGGGTTCGTGCTGTACAACCTGACAACGGGCAAGTACGAACGCGCAACCCGCACCCGAAAATAAGCCTAAGCAATTTTCAGCCGGGCGGGATTGACGGTATCACCCGCCCGGTTATTTAACCCCAAAAAAAGGAAATCCAAATGTCAAAATACAAAATATTGAACCTTTACGCTTGTTTAGGCGGGAACAGGTATAAGTGGGATGAAGTAGCGGACATAGAAGTTACAGCCGTAGAACTTGACCCAGAACTGGCAAGGATGTACCAAGAGCGTTTCCCAAATGATACTGTAATAGTAGCAGATGCGCACTAGGTATAGACAGAAGAAGCGTAGCTAGTCAAATTTCATTTTTTGACCAAGTGGCGCATACCGTCTAATAGTAAAAATAAATTAGTAAGTAAACCGCCACCACCTACAAGAACGCTTGCTAGGGTGGGGGCAAAAAAGCAGTCAAATGCCACTAAGTAAAAAAGTTATCGCCAGATCAACCCGGCACGGCGGGATTTTGATTTACGAACCCGACAAAGGCGGGTTCTGCTTTAGCCGTGACGGTTACTACCCAACCGCAACGGCTGATTCGTTGGACGCTGCAAAGCAAATGATTGACCAGCAAACCAAGCTGCTTACCTCAATTGTTTGCGCCGTTAGTGTGCGGGCGAAGAGTCTGGCTAATATTGCCATCGTTGCCAACGCAAGCGAAAAAGACACGCGCAACGCACTGGAGTTCCTGTGCCGCCAGAAACGGGTCGTACTGAGTTCATCCGGTAAATATTTGGCCAAATGATCACGCAAAAACAACTATCCTATGCAAGTCTCGACCTGGCCGGGCGTGAACAGACCATTGCCGAGGTGCTAAAGCTGAGCGGGCCGATCACGCGCAACCGCATAACCGCATTGTGCCACCTGACCCTGAGCAGCGTTTGCGGCGGCGTTGGTTCCATGCTCGACAAAGGGGCTGTATTCGTGACCGAAGCGGACGGCGGGCAACTGGTCACCTATGACCGCAACGTTTCGGCCTGGGCTGATCGGGCCGCAGACCGAACCAAACAAAAGCAACTCGACCGGATCAAAGACTTTGCCGCCGACTTTGCGCCGTACCTAGATGCAACGACCGTCGAAGGACTGAGACGCGCTTACCTAAAAGCTAGATTAAAGACACTATGAACAACATTTACACACAAATGCAATCCATCGCGGAAGAGATTATACCAGGCGTGGACCTGGCCGTCCTGCTGCGCAACCCTGAGCCGGGCAGCCACCGCGATAAGCGCAATGCCAAAAAGATAGGGGCATTGCTTAATTCGGAACGGACATACCTAACCCCCAGTTGGTTGGCCAGCTATTTCCCGGTCAGCGAAGCTGTGCTGATCAGCATCAAAAAGAACACCAGACCCAAAAGATCAAGATCATGACAACTACCTACATCCAACTTACCCGCGAACAGTTGGCCAAGCGGGGCGGGGCGTCAAACGCTCAGTACCACATCAAGGATATTGAATTGTTTGTTTGGAACAGGAACGGAACAAAAGTATAAAAATAGAATATGCCTGATACATTTATTAAAACTAACGACCTGTTCGGAAATTCTGAAATTTTATTTCTAAAGGGGAAGCCTAAGCGGGGAACCTTACTTTTTGAATATGACGAATTTATTGACAAGTTTAAAGAGAAAAAGACTACGGATGACTGCTATACCCCCAAGCCTGTCTATGATGTTATCTTAAACTACTTGAAGGAAAAAGGCAAATTAAGGAACGGGCAAAAAATAATTCGTCCGTTCTTTCCCGGAAACGATTATTCTAAAGTGGACTACCCCGACGGGTGTGTTGTAATCGACAACCCCCCTTTTTCTATTTTTACCGAAATATTGAGATTTTATCTAGATCGGAAAATACCGTTTTTTTGTTTGGGCCTCACATGACCTTATTTGGTCCTAAGATGACAGCGGCGAACTACTTAGTAATAGGGGCCACGGTTAAATACGAAAATGGCGCTATCGTCAAAACCTCTTTTGTCTCTAGTCTATTCGGTGAATTACAAGCGTTTAGCGACTATTCTTTGCTGTCTAAATTGGACGCGCTGAACCTTAACCCTAACCCGCTGCCTAAGTACAAGTACCCGGAAGAGCTGTGCACTGTTTCGGACTTTCAGTTCATGCTGAGTAAAGGCGTTGAATTTTCGATTAAAAAGGGCGAGGGGGATTTTGTCTCAAGACTTGACGACCAAAAAAAGCACAAAAAATCAATATTCGGGTCCGGTCTGCTAATATCTGATGCGAAAGCGAAGGCGAAGGCGAAGGCGAAGGCGAAGGCGAAGGCGAAGGCTCCTGTTATTGCTTTTAAGGTCAGCGATAGAGAGCGCCGCATTATCCGTAATCTTGAAACTTATACAGACCAAACAAAACCCCTATAAATTCCTTATATTTGAACTGTGCAAGACTGTTGCGCGGCTTGTTATTTACCTAACTAACTGTATCAATGATAAAGGTGGTTTAGTAAAAAATCTTAATTATGGATAGAACCCCAGACCCGCAAACCGGCTACATCGCACTAATAGAGGATGAGAAATCCCAAAGACAAGAGGCGTCTGCGTTCCTACTCGCTAACGAGTGGAAAGAATATTGCGACACCAATTGGACTACATATTCCAAGGAGAATGATTTGGTGACGCTAAGCATAACGTGGCACAACCGCACGGTAGACGGTGGTAGCGTCATCTTCTTAGATAAGTGCTTAAACGGAGATGAGTACGAAATACCGCTAACTGACAGCCTTAACCTAGCGTCAAGGGCTAAAGCCGCAGACTCAATTTGGAATGCAATAGCTAAAGCCGCAGACTCAATTTGGAATGCAATAATTCAAGAACAATGATACCCACCATCCTAACCAAAGCGGAATACAACGCGCTGCCTAAGTCGTTGACCGGCAAGCGCAGGACTGAGCGCCCCGGCGTCAAGTCGATAATGTTACCGGCTGAGTTTGTCGGCGCGGGGTTGGGCAAGGAATCAGCATTGCAAGCCGCTTGCGTGGCTTGGTTCCGTATTCAACATCCTAAACTATTGCTCTTTAGTAGCCTGAACGGTGTAAAGTTGCAGGGTGGCGGCAGGGAATGGAAGAGACTAGAGCGGGAAGGCGCATTGTCAGGCGTTGCTGACCTGTTCCTTTCGTGCGGTAGCGGGGACCTGAACGGCCTATACATCGAAATGAAAACGAAGCGCGGGCGGCAAAGCGCGGCTCAAATCAGCTTTGAACAAAAAGCCTTGGCCGGTGGGTTTGGGTACGCAATGCCTCGTTCGAAAGACGAGTTTATCCGGGTTGTGGAAGGGTATTTGGAAACAGGAAATTATTGATATATATTGGCAAAAAACCGCCCCATGCAGTACAATATTAAAGACGGAGATTTTAACGGCCCCTTGGATTACGGCCAACTGGGAAAAATGAGCCCCTTGCTAAAAGGAGAGGTTGAAAAGCTCGACCTGGTTATTGCCTACACCGTAAGACTGTGCAAAGTTCTTGAAGGGCTAGAAGGCAGCCGGAGAGGAGATCAGATGTTGTACGAAAATGTCAAGATTAACGTAGACTTGAGGCAAGAAATTAGCGACCAGAAAATAGTGATAATTAAACTTGAGCAAAAGTTGAAAGACGCCAGGAAAACCGCAAAGAGCAAAAACGAAGAGATTAAAAACCTCAAATTACGAAACGAGCATTTGAGGCCTTGACTAACCAAGTTTAACCAAGATGGGAAACAAGAATGGACATGGCGGGGTAAGACCGAACAGCGGACGCAAAAGCAAAGCGGAAGAGCAACAGTTGGTCGAGCGCCTAAGCCCGTTCCAAGATTTGGGACTTGAAAAGCTGGTGGCGTCCATGCGATTAGGTGAGCAGTGGGCTATTAAAATGTATTTTGAATATATGTACGGCAAGCCGACCCAACGAATAGAGCAGACGGGCAAGGACGGCCAGCCTCAGCAAATACAAATCTTCACGGTACCCGGCCCCGTTATGCCAACAAATGAGGATGACATCGACGAAGATATTGCCCCGTGATCTACGACCAGATTATAAAGTTTAAAGGTACAACTCCTGTATTTTCGCAGAATTTTGACGACCGTACCCACCGCGTCAAGATCAACCAGGGCGGGACCAGTTCGGGCAAAACCTATTCCATCCTGCAAGTCATTGCGATGCGCTTAATTGAGCAAAAGCGAATTGCGACGGTGGTAGGCCAGGACATACCAAACTTGAAAAAAGGCGCTTACCGTGACTTTAGCGAACGCATTTTGCCGTCCGCGCCGTGGTTGCAATCCTTTATCTCTACCCACAACAAATCTACCCTATCCTATACTTTTACCAACGGTTCAATATTAGAGTTTGCAAGCTTTGGCGATGAACAGGACGCGAAAAACGGTAAACGAGATATTGCGTTTTTCAACGAAGGCAACGGTATTCCGTACACTATTTACCGGCAGGTTGCAATGCGGACGGCTGAGGAAATTTTCGTTGATTACAACCCTACCGCGCCGTTTTGGGCACATGACCATTTAATAGGGCAGCCCGGAGTTGTTACGTTTTATAGCAATTATACCCACAACCCTTATATAAGCGAAGGCGCTTTGATTGAATTACGTTCCCTAAAGGATAAGGACGCCGAAATGTGGAAAGTGTACGGACTGGGCAAGACGGGCGAAGTAGGCGAATTGTGTATTGAGAATATGGCCATTGTCGAAAGGATGCCGGACAACTTAAAGCGCGTGGGATTCGGGATGGACTTTGGGTATAGGGCTGATCCCACCACTTTAGTAAGGGGCGGGCTGCAAAACGAGAATGATTTATACCTTGACCTTTGGCTTTATCGGCACCACATGAACCTGAACGAAACAGCTATGGCCGTTAATGATTCCGGCCTAGTGGCCAGGGTGGACCGGTCCCCTATTTTTGCGGACGGCGCGGACGCCAGGGCTTGCGATTACCTACGGGACAGCGGCTACAACCTGCGCGAAGTAAAGAAAGGCGCGGGGTCTATTGCTTACGGCCTTTCCTTGCTGAACCAGTACAATATACACGTTACCGCCCGCAGCGTCGAAATGATCGAAGAACGCCGCAAATACAGCTACAAAATAGAAAAGCGCGGGGCAAGGGCGGGAGACGTTACAAACGTCCCGGTTGATGCTTTTAACCATGCTTGGGACGCCGCAAGATATTACGCGATGGAAATGCTCAAGCCTATCCGATTGGTGCGCAAAACTTTACGGGGCGGCACGTAATAAATTAACGCCTTAAAAACCCGTATATTTACACCTGACCGATTGGCCCCGGTGCGGTAAGGTTGCTACCCCAAAAGCAACCTAATGGATTTACAAGTAATTAAAAACCCCGATGCAAGGGCATTTATTAACCTGGTAAATAAGGTCCGTAAAGATTGGGAAGAACGCAAGAAAGGACGGGAACTGAGCGGGGTCATAATGACCGTTGCCAAGGCTTACCCTGAAGATACGCACGCCATCGTTGAGCTGTTCCACAAGAAGCGCGAACGTGCCCCACAAAAACAATCAATAGACGCAACCCCGCCCGCTCAGGGTGCCGGCTCTGTTGATGTTGCTAACTGCCCTAGTTGCCCCGAAACGGTGAACAACGCGGTTGGTGCTGGCCGGGGTAGTAACGTTGCTGAACCTGAGACTACCCACCTACAAACCAAAGAAGGCGTATTAAAGGCGTTCGATAATGACGCGGACGCGCTCGCTATTGTAGCGAAAGGGCTGGGCCTGAACGTTGGCAACAGCGGCAAGGCCGGAACCATCGCGGGCAAGATTGCCTACTATTACCGCGTAAAAGCTGGGGTACAATGAACGTAGTATTTACAGATCAGTACGGGCAAGACCTGACCCTAAACATACCCGTCACCGCTGAGGAAATAACGTACGGCCAGTTTTGCGATTATCAGCAAGCAGAGGCCGCGTTCATTGATGCGAACCGGGAACACAACCAAAGCAAGCCGGACTTGGTGGAAGCTGCGCTGATTGATGCGGTGGCCATCATTGCCGGTCCGCACGTTCACGACCTACCCTTTAACACACTAGGCGAATCGGGAGACGATATGATCAGACGCGGCTACCAAATCGGGTTCGACTCTGACCTTTCCGTTATGGCTGTCTACGCACACCTTACTGTACTGTTCCTTACTGTTAATTTTCAAGGCGACCTAAAACCGGACAACTTGCCCGCGTTCCTAGTCATTGAACACGACAGCAAATCGTACCGGGTAATCGGGCAAAAGGCGGCGCGGGTAATGACAGATAAGGCGATAACGGCGGGCGAAGCGATAGAGGCCAGCGAGTACCGGCGGCGGCACAGTAAGGCCGTTGCAGCGCGGGTACAGGACGGTTCAGCCCTCGACTTTACGTTGGGGTTAAGTGAGTTCGCAATATTGGTTCGCCGCCCTGGTGAGCAGTTGCCAGCCGATGAAGAAAAACGGGACGCATGGTTGGTTGAGCGCCGAAAGTTGCTGGCTGATCTATCCCTTCCCAACGTGTTGAAAGTGCGTTTTTTTTTGATACCCGCCTTGCTGAAATTAGCGCAAGGCGGCAATACCAGTTCTTTACCGAAGGCCCGCCCGGTTCCGGTCGGATCGAAAAGGACAAAGACGCCCGGCAAGCTCAGCGCGACCGTGAAGCGCTTGCTAAAGTAGCCTGGGATGTGACCGGGCCGCGTGTTTATTACCAGATCGGAGTAGACGAACGTTGGTTTGAGGGTGCAAACCGTACCCCGTTTGAATCGGTTTTTTACGCCCCGTGGCGGTCTTTTGTGTCTAATTACTGTTTGAAACTGTCCCGACTATGACTTTAGCTCCAACACTAGAAACATTTTATAGCATTGTCAAGCAGGCTGTTATTGATATGGATTACTTGCCAGGGGTTCAAATCAACACCTTCGGCCTGGTTGATGACACGCCGGACGTATTCGGGGAATCGTTTGGGTACAGCTTTGGCAGCTACCTAAACGGGTTCTTTTGGTCCCGGATGTGGGTACTCAACGGTGCCGACCCAAACAAGATTTCCGGTGAGTACCCGGCGCTGTTCTTGGAACTGGCCGGCTCCGACCTTGAAGATGGCACGCACCAGATCAGCATGGTACTAATTGACAAAATAGAGTGTTCCACCTGCCCTCCTGAAATTATACGAACCGGCCCGGCCATCGAATCGAACCTGCGCCGCGCTGTTCGGGCGCTACTTGCTGAGGTTGACGGCTACGTGTTGTACGACCTGGGCGAACAGTACCAATGGGCAAGCCCCGGACGGATGGCCACCTGGGATGACCTGCCGGAAGACGAAGCCGACCACCTAAACGAATACCTCGATCTAACCCGTGCCAGTATAAGACGTTGGGGCGACTACCCCGAACTTCGCGGCGTTACCCTGACCATGAGCCTGACCACTTGCGAAAGTAGCGTGGCCCCGTTCCGATATTATACACCAACCGAACCCCTGACCGGTGCAACATTTTGCGGGTGCTAGGTAAAGAAGTAGCGGCCGAACTATTCCGGCTTCTTAAAGAGTTGGAAACGACCGGCAAGGCTGAACTTAAAGCGCAGGGGCACGTGGCCACTGGCAAGGGCATTGCTAGTATTGAGGCGTTGATCACAGAACAAAGCGTTGACCGGTTGGTAGGCGTCATCATGGCTGAGGACTACCTTATTGGTCCGGTCGATAAGGGCGTGAAGCGTAGCCGAATACCCTACACCCCCGGCAAATCCCGCGCCCGTACATCGCTGTACATTCAGGGGCTTATCAACTGGATTCGAACCATCAAACCCAGCCTATCCGACCAGGAACGGAAGGGCTTTGCGTTCGCCATCGCTGCTACCCACAAAAAGAGGGAATGCCAACGCGGGGGTCTTATGCGTTCAGCGCAAACGGGCGACGAAAGGGCTGGATAGAAAACGGCATAGTACTGAACGCGGAAGGGATCGAACGCCGGTTGCGCCTGTTAGAATTATTCACCGCACGGTTTGAAAAAGCCGTGTTTAAAGCCGCCGCCTGATGAAAAAATTGCATTCGAAATTGAGGTAAACGGCATTAAGACCGTTCTTAAAAACGAACAGGACTTAATTAACGCTACCAAAGCGGTCAACAAGGCGTTCAAAGAATCGGACTACGGCAGCGCGGAACGTAAAAAGTTAGGCGTTGACCTAGGCAAGCTAAAGAAGCTACAAGCCGACAACCGTCAGGAGGTGCGCGATCTTGCCCGCGAATATGAGATTACAGCCGACAAAGGCCGGGACTCTTACCGGTCAATTAACGCCGAACTGGTCAACGCAAGGCGGGCCTACAAAGACCTTAGCCGCGCCGAACGGGACACCTTTGGCCCGGCGTTGATTACCCGAATTGGAAAGTTAGACGCTGAGCTAAAGGAGCTAGATTCTAACATGGGCCAATATCAGCGCAACGTAGGCAACTATTCCAGCGCGTTCGATGGCGTCGGCGGGGCGCTGCTTGACCTGGGCGGTATCGACCTTGCGGCCCTGGCCAATCCTGCAACCGCCGTTGTTGCCGTTGGCGCTGCGGCCATTGCGGGCGCGGCGGCGCTCAAGGAAATGACCGAACAGGTACGCGCCGTTCGTGGCGAAGTACAGAACTTTACGAATACCGGCGGCGCTGAGTTGGACGAGCTGACGGCAAGGGTTCAGGCTGTTTCGGACACGTTCGGAGTGACAACTAACGAGGTTAACAACGCGGCGAACGCGGCGGCAAAGCAGCTAGGAATATCTTTTGATGATGCACTAACCCAAATTGAAACCGGCTTTACTGCGGGCCTAAATGCGAACGGCGAACTATTGGACAGCACCCGCGAATACGCAACGTTCTTTGCCGACGCCTTCGGGCCGGGCGAAGCGGCTGCAAACGCGCTGTTCGAGACAATCAAGCGGGGCAACGAGCAGGGTATTTTTAACGATAAGGCGGTTGATGCGGTCAAAGAGGTGACGACACGGTTAAGGAGATTACCGAGCGCAACAAAGGACGCCCTGGGCGCAATAGGGCTTGCGAGTGATGACATCGCAAAGCAGATCAAAGACGAAGGTATTGGCTCAGCAATCGCAACGGTAAGTACTAGGCTGGGAGAATTAGAAAGGAACAGCCCGGAGGTTGGCCAGGCCATGGCGGATATATTCGGGGGGCCGGGTGAGGATGCAGGGTTTGACTTTTTGGTCAGCTTGCAAGACATCAATACAGCGACCGGCGTGACGATTGACCAGGGCAACGAATACCAGGTACAACAGGCCCGGACGCTAAAGGTAAACCAGGAGTTTTCACGTGCTCAGGTTGAGGTGGCCAACGCATTCGGCTCTACCGGGTCAAGCATGGACGACCTGTTGACTCAGGGGAAAACGCTGTTGTTGCGCTTCTTGGTTCCTGTTATTGATACGTTCCGTTCATGGTTCAAAATCTTTGAACCGCTCGTTGATGCGGGGTTAAGGTTGGGACGGGCGATGGGTATTTTAGGACCCGAGACGGACGCGGTAGCGGCGTTTACGTCAGTACTTGGAACAGTGATGAAGGTCGCACTTCTCCCCCTTAAACTGATAATAGGCGCAATATCTGGGCTGACTGATGCTTTTCTTTTGTGCTTGAAAAGGGCAACGAGTTCAAAGAGTTCTTAGGCTTCGCCGGTAAAGAAGCGGAAGTGACCGGCAAAAACCGACTTTGCCGCTGAGCAGTTCGGCAAGCTGGCAACCCAGAGCGAAAGAGACCAAAAGGAACTAAAGAAACCAAAAGGAACTAAAGGAAACCAAAGGAACTAAAGAAACCAAAGAAGAGGTTAAGAAACCAAAGAAGAGCTTAAGGATCTGGGAAAGGAAACCAAAAGACGGCGATCATTACTGAAAAGTTTGCCGAAGGTTCGTTGTCATTCCTAAAAAAGAAGCTGACCGGCCTGAAGAAAGACCTTGCCGGGGCGGTGCCGGGCGATCAAAAGTCTATCCTTTCCACTATTATCGGCGTGGAACAGGCGATTGAGGAAATAAAGGACGGGCGAACCGCGATCAGGAACGAAATTGGGCGAACGGCTGACGACCTTAAAGTTACTCCGTCTATTGATGGCGAGATTTTAGCCAAAAATTACAAGTACGCAAGAGAGGAAATAGTTTTTACGGCCGTGTCTTCTGACGATCAAATACTTGATTCGCAAAATAGACTTAGCAAAAAACTAAACCGCAGCCGGGAGGACAATACCAAAAGGCAAGAAAGCCGAATTGCCCGCGAACTGTCAGCGGAAGAGGAAAAGGCGGCGCGGATTGCTGAGATAACCGGCACGGTATTTAGCGCGTTCAACGGTATAAACGACGCCCTGGCACAGAGCAGCCAGAGCCGCAGCGACGCCGAATTGCGGGCGGTGCAAGATCGGTACGCGGGCGAAATAGAAGCGGCTGAGGGCAACGAAGATTTACAGGAAGAACTAAGAGAACAGCAAGCGGTTGCAGAATTAGCCATTAGGCAGGACGAGCTAGAACAGCAAAAGAAGTTCCGGATTGCGTCGGCACGCGCTTCACAGGCTGAGGGTATTATCAACATCCTGACCGCCCCAACGACTATCCCGGACCCGTTCGGCACCATCTTTAAGGGCTTGAGAATTGCGGCCTTATCGGTCCAAACGCAACTGCAAATCGGAAATATAAAGCGTCAGCAGGTGGCGGCAAAGGGCGCAATTGTAGACGGATGGATTCGCGGCGAATCACACAACGGGCCAAACGGCGGTACATCGCTGAACCTGAACGGCCGGTCCGTACTCGCTGAGGCTGGTGAGTTCACCGACTACGACGAATACGGCGCGGCAATGGTCGTTAACAAGCGATCAGCGGCGGCGCACGCTCCGGCATTGAACAGGATGCACGGCGTAACCTTCCCCGGTAAACGTGCAATGTTTAGCCAGATCAACACCGACCGGGGGCACGGAATACCATTTATGCAGTCCGGCGGGTTGTTGGAGCCTAATATGTCCGGGTTAGCGGCCATCAATTCCGGCATGGCCGGTTCCTCTTCATCCCGCGCTGTTCAGATTAGCGCGGACAGCATCGCTATGATTGCCACCGCCAGCGGCCAAGCTGTTCGTGCCGGTGCTGCTGAGGGAACCGCCGAAGGTGCCAGCGATGCCAACCGCCGCCGCGATAGGGAAGAACGATTGAGAACAAAAACAGGATAGAATGACCTATACAGAACTTCGCGCCGCGATCACGGCGAACATCTCCGACCGGGCCGAACTGGTAAAACTGCTAACGGTTGCCAATGTGCGGACGGTGGCCAAATGCGCCCCCGGCGTTGGGGTTGCGGTGGCCTACGTTCAGGGCGATGTTTCCAGCGCGTACCTAGCGGGGCGGGGCATTGCTCAAGATATGTACGATAAGCCACCGGCCTTCACTGTTGACGAGGTACTGGTTAGCTTTTCCCCGGCCAATATTTACGCCGTTCAACTTTACGCCCGCGCTGTTGATGGCCTGGCATTCGCTGACGAAACCGACGCCGATTTTTTAGACGCTGTTGACGATGGCAGCAACCAAACCGCCCCTACACTATGCTAACCTTAACCTCAGCGCCCGACTACTTCACGCCCAACCCGATGGGCCAGCCAGCCGAATGGGTTGTTTACGATCCTGACTACCTAAGTACGATTGGCCAGCCCAACACGTACGTTATCAAGATTACAGCGACGGGGTCAAGCGCGGAAGGGTTCACCCTGGGCGGGGCCGACTTCGCAACTGATGACGATACCCCGTACACATCGACCACGTTCGACAATACCAATTCCGTGTTCCGGTCAGCGATCAACATGGCAAATATGTTTCGATCTAGTGCAGCCTTCCGCGCCTATACCGTCCGAACAGCGCGGCCTTCCGGTAGTGAACCGTGGCGTATTATCCTGGTCAAGACTGACGAAACGGACGCCACCACCGCAGAACAGGACAACGACTTTTCGAACCTGACCGGGGTAACGGTTGAGCAGGTGAGCGGGCGAACAGAGCAAACGATAAACGCCCGGTTGTGGTATCAATTTTGGGGTCCGGCGGGACCGATCAGCCCGGAACTGTTCGCGCCTTTCGACTTGAACGGAACGGTCCGCGTTGATGCCAGAGAACCGGCGCGGCGACTGCTCAGCCCCAACCCGCCCGACGTTGGACAGACGTTGCCCGTACTTGACGTTTCTGGGGCCGCGTACGTTTCGGTCAAGTACGGCACGTACCAAACGGACGGCAATTGTTCGCCGGTATTCGGGTCATCAGCGGAAACCGCCGCCGCGCCCTTCGTTGATGCCGTGCTACAATATGACCAGACGGACGGGCTAAAACAGTACGGGCCAGGCCGAACCGGACCGCTCAAATGGCTAACGCGACGGGCCAACCAGCGCACGGTCAACACCTACGGTTTTGAGTGGTCGGCTATTTACTTAGGGCCGTCCCCTTTCGGCCTTGATGCGCCGCGCCGATTGGTCAGGGAGTTTTTAATGCGGCGGGGAATAGCCTCGGAGTGATAAACAACGACATGAACGGCCTGGGCCTTTGGCGCGTCCCGACCGGCTACCAAAACGCGGTGCCGGACGGGTTGGACGGGGCGGCATCGTTTACGGTTCAGGTTCAACAGGACGGCTTTTTAGGTTGGGTTGCAGAATCGGAAACGCTGACGATTACCGCAGCCGTTCAGGGTTGCCGCGCCGCTGAGATATACTACCTGGAAGGACTGGGTAGTTGGGGAACCATGCAATTTAAAGAACTGAACGAGCGAGGTTTGGCTATGACTGCCGAGGTTTGGCAACGCCCCGTACTACACGACGCATACAGTAGCAACCCGACCGGCAACGTGCTGTATAATGAGGGCGGCAACTACCAGCGCGTTACCGATTCAGCAACGACCATGACCGTTACCAGCTACCGCATACCGGAACGGAAACGTAAACAGGTGGAGGAAATGCTGGAAAGCCCGGCGGCGTACCTACTGACCGAAACCGAGGCCGGACAGATTGTTACCCGCCGCATCACCTTTGCGCGTGAATCGTACCGAGTTGCTCAGGATGAAGGCCGCGCCACCGTTTCCGTATCGTTCTCCTTTGCTCAACCAAGACGCTTAAGATGATAACAATCAGACCGATAAACCCACCCGTTACCGTTCAGTATCTTTTAGACCTGAACGGGCATTTGCATTTGGATACGCCGCCCGGAATGGAATTGCGGATTACTAAAACACTTGATAAGGTAGACCAGTTGGGCCGCATAACTCAGGAGGCGGCGTTGTCGGTAACCATGCCCTACACTGACCGAAACCGGGCCTTTTTCGCTGAGTACGAACCCGACGCGCTGCGCCGCAAATCTGGCCGGTTCGCGGTTGAGGTGGCGCACGACGGCGACCGTCAGTCGCTAACCTCTGGCCGCGTCACAAATTCCGGGGCCGGCGGTTACGAATTGGAACTGTTCGGGGACGATTGGTTGCAGGACATCGAAGATTTAAGGCTGGACGCGCTCGACCTGGGCACGTTCGTATGGAACCGGGCCAACATTATCGACGCATGGGGAACGGGCCGGACCGCGCCATTGGCATTGCCGGGCATAGCTAGTTACGGCGGGTTTTCCGCGCCCGGAACGGTTACGCTCAAGGATGTACGGATGTGGTGGAATGTTGGTAGCTTGCTAAGGGCGCTACTTTGCGCAGCCGGTTGGTCGTTTGTTTCCCCGCACTTTGACGATGGGGACGGCCGTTACTGGTATGCGTATTTATCCGGGCTACGATGGCATACGTACCGTACCAAAAAAGGCCCGCAATTTGTCGAATTGTCAGTTGGTAGCCTGAGCCGAAACGGTGACCCTTTACAGGCTTTGGCTTGGACAGAAGTGCAGGACGATGACAACCGATGGGGCACGGTGGGCAACGATCAGGAGAATTCTTATACCTATTTCCACGACTCAGCCGTTGACCAAATCGCGCTGGTTTCCGTGGAAATAGAACTGAACGTTACCCTTCCGGTCGGGTCCAATGCTGAGACGCCTATCCTTTACGTCGAACTGGTCGAGACCACCAACGACGGCGCGGCGTTCGGCACAACGTTGTTCCGGGATCAGTACACAGGCGGCGAAGTCACGGCCAGGACCGTGCAGGTAAGCGCAGATTTTTACCTTGAGAGAACGCTGACGGTCGGCACCGATGTACGAAAATATGAGGTGTTTTTTTACTATGAGGATTCAGCCGGGGCCGTTGCGTTCACCATCAATTCTGCTTCGCTTATTTATCGACCTGACCCGCGCTACTACGTGGAAGGGGACACCATAACGCTGGGCGATTTATTGGACGGTGAGATAAGCGGTAAGGAATTGTTTGAAGCCGTGGCGCATTTGCTGAACGCTAAAATAGTAACAGACTACGCCAAAAAAGAGGTTACGATGTACGCGCCCTACGATTACGCACGTACTGAGGACAACAACACCGTGCCGGGATTTTATCAGCCGCGCCCTGTTGACCTGCGCAACCAGACCGTGCCGGACAGCGTGGAATGGTCGGACGATCAGGAAACAGCACCGCGCTTTCGTGTTTACGATTTTGCCAGCGGTGACGACGCAATAGTTAAGGAGCGCGGGCGTGATCGGTTCCGTCGAAAAGTAGATTTAGGCCGGGGAACCAGCGACGAAACCGAGTATAAAAACCCGCTTTTTGGCCCAACGCTGAACCTGAGAATGCCCGCTGAAATTGTGGCAGGTACGGGTATTGTTATGCCCGCACTTTGGTCCGATCTCGACGGCACAATCAACCACGAACCAGGACCGCGCATTGCAGTATGGTACGGCCAGGTTGAGCAGGGCGACCCATCGGCCCCGAATACGTGGAGTTTTGACGGTGAGGACCAGACAACAGTTCCTGTTCTGTCAATGATTCCCGGAGCTGGTATTGGTGAGGGGCAGAAGCCGGAACCAATCACGTTCACCGGGTTCGTGAATGACCTATACAACCGACATTATCGCGGCGAAATAGAACAGGGCGGGCCTACCGTTTCCGTCCTGCTGACCGGCGGGGACGCTACTTACGACTTGATCACGTTCCGAAAAACGCTACTTGTTAAGGGCGCAACGGGCGACTATGAGTTGCAGCCCTCAGCCGTCCGTGACCATGCTAGGGGATCAGGTGTTGCGCTGCTTATTGAGGGGAAAAACAAAATGTTTTAAATGGGCTATCAATGGAACAGGTTGCCAGAAGATCAGCACGCGCCACTATTGGCCGCTTATAACGCTAGTGATTACGTCGCCGTGCTTACCCTGCTGAATCGTTACCATGTTGCGCCCGACATACTGACGATGTGCTGCGGCCTGGGCGATGCCTGGGAACAGGTAGCCGAAGCCGTACAAATAGAAACGCTCAAATCATGAAAGACTACCGCAAAATAATATTGGCTTTTTACCGATACACCAACGGCAAGCCTGCCGCACGTATTGAGGAAATCCCGCCCGATGTTTTGCAGTTTTTGGCGGGCATGGAATACACCGATATGTTGCGGCCTATTGTCGTGCAATCGCTCAGGGCTGGTTCGCCTGTAAAGTCGTTGGCTGAGTACTGGGGGGTGGACCCTAACTATGTGCGCAAGATTCGGGAACGGTATAAAATTCAGGTTTACAATAAAAGCCCCGCGCCTAATTAAAGGGGCAGGGCTTAGGGTTGTGCGGTTAGGTGATTGTTGTTATTCCAAGTGCGGCGCGGTCACCACTTCCCTAGGCTCTAAGAACCGAGCGCCGCAGGGGAAGTCTATAATTATCGGGGCGCGGAACTTCATCACTAGCTTAGTTAGGAAGTCGGCGCTGACGAGAGGCCAGTTCTTTTCAGCGCGGGCTAAACCCGGCTGATGGATGCCTAGTGCCTCACTCATTTGTCTTTGAGTGAGGCCAATGCTATTGCGGTATTCCTGTAAGGTCATTATGCGTTTTCTTTTACTGCTGAGTCGCGAATAAAGTCAGCGTCGTATTCGGCTTCTGCAAGCCACATCTTCGCGTACTCCTTTGCGGCCCATTCTTTGTCGAAAATGGCGTCAAACCGATCCTCGTCAAACGAGAAGTCGGACTCGCTCTCTACCTGCGCCTCACACGCTTCAGAAAGAGTGAGTGAATTGCCTCCCGAAACAAGGTCTTTGATGGCTTCGTAATTTCCTGCTGCGCCGAATCCACGGGAGAGGACTTCTGTTGTGGTAATCTGGTAAGTCATAGTACTAGTCTCTTTTGCTTTTGGTGGTGACTGAAGAGACAAAACCTCTTCGATAGATGCGTTGTAGGTCGGGCCGTTCAATTCCTTAGGATAGGTTAGGATTGTTGGCTGGTAATCTGCGCCAGCCTCATCGAGCATACCGCAGTCTATCATTGAGGGGTCGAAAGTGATTTCATCGCCGTAGTCGTCTTCTTCTCCAAACATATCGCTGAAGTACTCCTTAAGGTCTTCTATCTTGAAGACGTAAAACTGACGGATCGAAGCTTTTACGATTATCTCTGAGTCGTTGAGGTATTGGAACTTGGTTTTCATGTCTTAGTATTGTATGGTTTTAAAAAGCGTTATCGCCTTTCGTTACACAAATATACCACCATTGATATAACTGTGCAAGTATTTAATAACATTATCGTTATGCGCGAGTTTGAAAGTGGAGATCCTACTCGTTCATTGATTTCAGCACTGAGAACTTAGCAGATTTTTGAATCTGCATTTTATCCGGCAGGGTTTCGTGAAACCCTGCCTGGTATACGAATCCAATGATACCCTTATTTTGGGTATTCACCCCGATCCACTGCATGTGGCTCCAGGCGTAACCGTAGTGCTCAAGCTTTTTTTCTCCTATTCGGCGCATTAGGCCTTCTGTACCGCTATTGGTTGTGAACAGGCTTAGGTCGCCGTCCAGCCAGCTGTCTTGTATTACACAGCACCGTTCGCTGGTTGTTTCTTTCAGTTCAGGGAAACGCGCCAAGGCGTTTTCTAGCTGTTCTGCAATTCGTTCCTGTTTGGTCATTGTATTGAAATTTAAACGCGCATAACCTGCGCTACCCGGCAACCGGGCGGTGAATGTTTGTGGTGAATGGCTATGTTTATCCAGCCGCCCGGCTGCGTGTAGCTCCGTCATTATTTTATTTAAAATAGATGAAGCCCCGCCCGGCTATGATGCCGGGCTGGGGGTGGGTAATTACTGCTCTTCGTCAATTCGGTCGATAAGGCGCAGCGCCTCAAGGTCAGCTATGGTCTGCGCATCGTCTCCCGTGACGATGAAGTGAGGGCTTCCGTATTTAGTATTAAGCCCCTCTGGTATCCAGGTCGTCTTTCCGTCGTCGGAGACGTTAATTAAGATATACTCTTCTTTTGTGTAGTCGTAGTCGCCGAAATTGGCTTCTACGAGTTTGCTAAGCTCCCATCCCAACTTTTCAAGGTCGGAAACCGTAGCGGAAAAGGTGCGGCCTAATGTGTTGATGGCGTTAAGCGGGGAAGTAATAAAAGATAAGGTCATTGTTCTGTATTGTATGGTTTCAAAAAGCGTTATCGCCTTTCGTTACACAAATATACCACCATTGGTATAACTGTGCAAGTATTTGATAACTTTATCGTTATTTTATTTAAAATAAATCCTGCACCAACTTAATGATGCAGGATTCCTTTACTCCCTAGTCCGCTTTCTCGTTTCCAGCTTATCAAGAGACTTTATGTCTCCAGCCTGGGCTTGCTCGAATAGCTTCAAGTCTATTACATACTCAGCCCTATACTTCCCTGCTGAGTAGGCTTTCGAGAACTTCCCGTCCTCGTCCTCCATCATCGCTTCAACCTCCTCTTCTTCCCATCCTAGCACCGCAGCGCATCGGTCTGAAGAGTACGCGAAGGCTCCGCAATTAGCAATTTGCTCCTTCTCCTTGTCTGTTATAAGTCGCTCCATCCTGATATTGATTCTTCTTTGTTTGCCTTGAAAAATAAGTCAAGCGTCTTGTTGACTTTTGTGGAACTCGTGATGAACCCTTCTTTTTGGTTCTCTTCAATGAAAGATACGAAATTATAGTAAAAGTCGTATATGTCACTATCCTCGTCAAGCTCGAAGTTCTCACACTTCTTGTTTGCGTTCAGGTTCATACTGGTGCGAATACACACCTTGAAGTCGTTGTTTTCTATTAATACGAACTTCGCGTGGATATTAGTAGAGTAAATATTCTCGATGCCGAAAAGCTCCTCACAAGTAAGAGCATAAGCCTTTTTGTTGGCGAACTTACTATAAGAGTAGTCTGTGATTAGCGTGAACTTCTGTATCAGAGAACTCCTAATCATCCATTTCACATTGTGAACGTCCTTGATCCCTGCCGACCAAGTAGTACAGATAACCCTCGCTGGTCCTGTTTTTTCAAGACTGCGTGGATAAGGTCAATTAGAGAAAAAGTACCACGAGTTAGTCCCATGATCCGACACCCTGGCTCAAAATCTTTTAGCGCCTGATTAGCATTTTGGGTTTCAAATTTGCCGATGTCCGCCTTTTTAAAGCGAAAGCTTTTAACGTCTGCCATTATTCTTTATTTATTGGTTAATCAATTGCTCCGTTATCCTCCACAACGTCCCCGGTTCCCATTACGTGGATTCTGTCAATCCAGCATCCCGTCGCAGAGAATGGGAACCCTGTCGGCTCTTCCATGTCCTGGGGATGTCGTTCAGCTCTCTGCTTCTCTAGCATCGCCTTCTTAAGACGTCCCAACTGGCGCTCTCCTACTTCGATGTTATTCTCGTGATGAAGAGATGCGGCTTTTAGGTTCTTGTAGAAGAAACTTCGGCGCGTGTCTGACTCGTGTACGTGTATGATGTATGTTTTCATATATAATAATTTAGCCCCGGCAATTGATAAAACTAGTTATCCCAAACATGAGACTCCATGCGGGAAAGGTAGTCGCTCCACGACTCCCCCTGGCGAGGAAACATAAGGATGTCACAGTACGTGCCATTTCTGGCAGCAACCGCGTCGGCTGTGTACGGTCCGTATAATTGGCCGTTATAAAGCCCGTAGGCCGTAAAGACACGCCCGGTTCCTTTTTCTGGAGCGGAGGTTGCAATTTCGTTGGTAGCCATGGTATTGGGTATTTTGTAGCGACTTAAGGTTATGCGCCGTGATGCAAAACAAAACGCCTTGCAACTCCTAAACCCGCTACAACCTCTTAGGGCGGCAGCGGGTGAAGACGAGGATAGCGGTGAATAATTCTACTCTTTCCAAAATCCAAGATCGTTACCGTTCTCATAGTTTTCCATAATCCAGTCGATCGTAGACTGGACTGTTCCAGCGTCTTCAATCGTGTCGTTGTACCATACTGGAACGACTGCGATGGGCTCGGCCCCAACAATGACGGCTGTGGGAGAGTGAAGCCCGGAAGTTGTACCGTCTTCATAGAGGGCGACAAATGACCCGCCGCGCTCGTGTGACTCAATCCCTGTCGATTCTGCTTGCAGTAGAGCAAGCCTGATTCCTTCGCTATTGTAATGAAATTTCATTTTGATGATATTGTATGGTTTTAGTCAGGAATATTCCTAACGATTTTTATGCTTTTCTTGACTTCAGGTCGTTATTTTAAGCGACTTTACCGCTTCCTACGTGGGCAATCATCTTCGCAACGTAATCCCCCAACTCTTCCTGTGTCATCCCAGTAGAATAGACTGTCAGGCGGGTATGGTTACTACGCTCTACGTAGGAAGAGTTCATATCCAACCCCATGTTGGGGTTCTCAACTATTCTGACTTTAAAGTCGTAGTTGATGTTTAGGTAACTGTCTCCGTGCGTGTACTCCCAGCTTCCTTTTGCGCAGAAACCGAAAGCCTTGCGGGCCTCAACGAAAGAAGCGAAGTCGATTGTTTGAGTTGATGCGGACATGGTAGCGTTATTTTTAATTTGTCGTCAGCAGTATTGCCTTTCGATAGTACAAATATACGGCGCCTATCTTGATTAAACAAGACATTAGTACCTTATATGTCTTTTATCGTTGTTTTAAGCGACATTTTAACGTTTAGGGCCAAAATAATATAGAAAGGGTGAAACCCTGCACCCGCCTTAACGCTAACATATCGCCAACGCGCCCGGCACGGTAGCAAATTCGCACCATGCCGAACCAAAGAACAGTTGAGCGGGCGTTGCTAAGCGCAACCTGGGAAATCGAAGCCACGCACGGCTTACAATACCTGTCCGCTTTTTTGCTATCCGATGGCGAAGCGGTCGAGCGTTCGCAAAGCACGTTCGTACTATCCGAAGGGATCAGCACCGCCGCCGCCAATTTTGGCGCTGAGGTACAGGACGGTTCTATTGCCCACCTGATCCTATCGGGCGCAATGATGCTTGAAGACGGTATGTGTTTGCGTGGTATTCGGTCGCTGAACGCTGACCTAGCCGCAGCGGACGCGAACCCTAATATTTCGGGCATCGTGCTTGAGGTGAACAGCGGCGGCGGCGAATCAGTAGCCGGAACAGAATTGCAAAATACCCTGCTTGATATTCGGCGGCGCGGCAAAACGCAAACGGTCGTCTACGCTCAAACCCTGGCCAGTGCAGCCCTTCGCGGCGCGTTGGCTGCTGACTACATCGTAGCAGCAAGCACTACGGCGGTTGTCGGCTCGGTCGGTACGATGGTCAGCCTTGACCGCAAGGCGATAAAGGAAATACAGGAGGCCCAACTTGACATCTACGCCCGTCAGTCAACAATGAAAAACCTGCCCAGCCGTGCATTGTTGGAAGGCGATTTGGAGCCGCTTTTGGACTACGTCAGCGATCGGGCGCAGGGATTTATTGACAACGTGGAAGCGATGCGGCCCGCGATGCGACGCACCAAAGAACAGGCCAACCGGCTACAATCAGGAGACCTTTTCAGCGGCACCGAAGCCGCAGAGATCGGCCTGATCGACGCGGTGGGCACGTTTGCCGACGCAATGCAATTCTTGAAACGAAAGAAAAAAAATACCTATTCCGCTGCAACCGTTCAGGACGCGGCCCAACCAATTACCACCATGAGTAATACCAATGAACGCGGCGGCTTTATCCGCTTGCTGAACAGCATTTTCGGGTCCGCGATGGCTGAGGATGCCACCGACGAACAAGTAACGGAAACGCTGCAACCGGCCTCCGAAACGGCACCGGCCGAACCTGAAGGCGCGGCAATCACGGAAACGAACAAAGCCTTTACCGCGCTGAGCGAGCGGGTGGAAGCCCTGGCCGAAACGATTGAAAGCCAGGCCGTGACTATTGCCGCATTCGACGACGCCGCCACCGAACGCGCCGCGCAAATCGCGGACCTTGAAACGCAACTGGCCGCCGCCAAAATCGGCAAGCCAACGCCGAAATCAAACGGACACGCTACCGACCGCGAACAGTTCGTTACCGCCGTCAACCATGACAAAAAGTTTGGCAGCAAGTACTAAATAATCGTCTATAAGGCCCGGCCTTTATGACATCAATCAATAATCGAAAATGATTACCAACGAACAGTTTTTAATTGAGCCGGACTTCACCGATGTAGGCAGCGCCGCCACAATGGAATTCACGGTAGGCGCGGTTAACGCCCTTGCTGATGCTGAGTACAACTCACATTTGGGCGCGTATCAATCGGCCTACGGAATGTATAATTATATGCGTTTCAACAGCACCGGCGAATACGTGCTGCACTACCCCACCGGCCCGTCCCTCGTGATCCAGCCGCACAACAGTTGCGCATGGACACCGCAGGGCGAGTTCCGCATGGCGCAAAAAAGCATTTCCCCGTATAAGATGAAGGTCAACGTGGAGCAGTGCTATGACGAACTTTTTGACAGTACGTTCGAGAAGTTCATCCAGTACGGCAACAGTGCGGAAGTTGCACTGAGTCAGGGCGGTATTGCGATGACCGACAAACTCACCCGCCTGATCCTCGACAGCACCACCCTGGGAGCACGCGCCACGCTTACGGCGGTGGCCTGTTCACTGGCGCAATGTCGTTCACCGACAACCTGCCCACCAGCATCCGCGATGCGTTCACCCGTTCGGCTGCCGTCGGCCAGGGTTGGATTACGGCGCTCCGGGCGCTCAAGGTTCAGGACAGCGCCAAATACGCCCACTTGGACGACGGCCTTATCGTTAACGGCGACATAAGTCAGGACGGCGAAGAGTTTACCGGTGACATCATTGCCAGGTTCGACGCCCGCGTAGCGGCCAGCCCTAAGAAGCTGCGCAGCGCGGTTCGTAACGGAGGGCGCGGCGGCTTCGGCGGTCGCAATATTCCGGTCTGGATGGTAAGCCCGTCCATGATCGGCGGCGCGTACGATGCTTACCTAGACCAGGGCGTTGCAACCGCAACGAACCGGCCCCGGATCACGACCAGCGAATTGCTAGTGGCCAACGGGCGCGGCGGCACTACGCCGCTAACGATCTATATGATTGACGGCATCCCGCTGATTCCCGTTCAGGAAGTGGAAGTATTCAGCGAATACCTGAGCGGAACGCCGCACTTTGAGTACCTGACCTTAACAGGCGTCATTCAGTTGGGCGGCTCCTTTGGTGCCATTCCTGAGCGTGGCGGCGCAAACGTCGCTGTACGTATTCAGCGCAGCACGCGCAACGAAGACCTGGGCAAGACGACCTACCTAAGTCATATGTTGGGCGCGGTCGGCATCAATGACACCGACTACATTTCCGGTTCCTACCGCTTCAACGAACCATCGTAAACCAAACCGGGGCCAGGCTTAACGGCTTGGTCCCCTAACCATAAAACAAAACATCATGGCACTTATCGTGTGTGAATTAGACGGGATTGGTATTCCCACCACCTGTACCAAAAAGAAAGGGGTTCGCCGGGTATTCGCTGCCCAAAGCTCCCTGATTGACTGGGCGGCTATGTTGGCAGATGCCGAAAAATTCAGCGCGGACGATGAACAGGTTTTAGGGTACACGTACCTGACCGGCGGTAAGCACGTTGAACTGAACTTTGAGCGCAAAAGCGGGCAGTTTGATTCTACGTTCACCCGCGACACCGGCGCTTACGACGTTGTTTTTCAAATGATTGTTGAAGGCAAGGACCGGACCCGCACCAACTCGCTTAAGCGCATGGCCGCCTGTTGTGACCTGACCCTTCACTTTTACATGGCAGACGGCACCCAGCGCGTCGTGGGCATCGACTACGACGGCGTAGCGTTTGACCGCCCGCTGGATAAGGTCCAGATCAGCCGCCACCTCGACAGCTCCGGCGTGTTCGATGGTGACGAAAGCCGGGACGAAATCGACTTTTCCGGCCAGTTCGAATTTGCACCGCTTCACGCGAACGTGCCAATTGCTGACATGATTGCAGCCGCTACGCCCACGTTGATTGGTAGCCCATTATCAACCTCGTTCGACGCAAAACCTAAAGTCAAGACGGCAAAGTCATAGACCCGTAATACATAAGGCGTGCCGGTACTGTTACCGGCACGCCTTAATTGCACAAAAAAACCTCAAGGCGGCTACTGTTTTAGGTTCCGTCTTGGCCTGAATATCCAAAGTAGATGAAGACATTTTTAATACTATTCGTTGCACTATTGCCCGCTTGCGTATTCGCGCAAACCGGGAATTTGCCGACCATAAAGAACCCAAAAGATCGGGACCGGCTGGAAACCAAAACGCGCTGGTTTCCGGCTGCTTTTCGGCTTGACACGTTGAAGTCTTATTTTATAGCTGAGGCAAACGATAGCTTGGCTGTTCATCGCGTAGATATTGACGCGAACGCGGGCGCTATAAATGCGCTTGAGGGCCAGAATGATGGGGTCGTAACGTCTGGTCTTGTGACCGGCTCAGCGTCTAAAATACTAAGCCTAACCAGAAGCGCGCCCCTTTCCGTTCTTGAGGTTGATTTCACGGATTTGGTAAACGATGCGGATAGTGACCCGACCAACGAAATACAGACACTTCAAGAAGTAACAGACGAAGGAGCGACAACCACCGCAGATATTACAGCCAATTCTTTCACGGGAGATGGATCAGCATTGACAGATGTAGATGCTGAAAAGTTAGGCAATGAAGACCCAAGTTTTTACGAAGATCAAAACATGACCTACGACAACTCAACAGGTGTACTTTCTCTTGAAGGTAGCGAGGGGGTTGAACTAGATGATGAATTTTACCCTAGAGGAAAAGCAGTATGGCTTTACAACGATAGGTCTAAAAACAATATAATAATACCGGAGTTGCAGAATTTTCTATATAGTGCTGATACATGGGCAACGGTTACCGCTACCGGTCAAAGTTCGA